CTAGTTTGCAAATTAAACTCATTTTGGCTATTAAAAATTGGAACCAAACTATCAACATAAACTATTGTACTAGCATAACTAACTGGTTGAATTAAATATGATGTTGGATAAACAAGTGGTTCATAATTAATTCTATCTTTACCAATCTTCTTACCATTAATAATAATATCAGATGTTTGCTTAACCCAAGTTACTGGTCTTAATATAGTAGTATCATCAGTAACACCAGGATTATTATTTGAATCATATGGATTAGTTTCAACAAAATCAACAGCTTCAACTTCTGTCACACGTCTTTCACTTTGATCCCAACTAATACTTTGACCTTTATTTGGATCATTATCAATATCAACAATATCACCAATATGTACATTTTCAATAATATCCTTATATAATACATCAATACCACTAGTTCCTTTATAGAAAATCAATTTAGAAGAGTCACCCTCATCAGGAGGCTCAGCAAATGTAATTCTACTACCACCTTTAAATTCATAAGCAACTTCTGGCTCCTGTAATACTCCATTAATGAATACTAATAAAACATTATTAATATTAATATTAGAACCTCTACGAGCTTTAGTAGCAAAATTCTCACCAGATAAAGTTAATTTAAATACTCTATCAATTCCATTAAATTTTGAATCTAGTTCATCTAGAGATTGGAACAATCCCATAGACCAACCATTAAATTTATCAACATGTAATTTGTCTATGTTTAATTGGAATTCTTCAAAGGTTTTTGTTGTATCAGTAGGAATACCAGATGTTCCACCAATTGCAAAAGTCAATATCTCCTTATTACCATAACCTGTACCAAAATTCTTAATTTCAAAGTCTATTACACTAGAACCTTGACCAACTACAATATCTACTGTTGCATTTTGTCCAGATCCTTGAGTGGATGATGAACTGTAAATCAAAGGGATATTAGTATAACTAAATGGATCATCAAATACAACATCTGGTGGATTTGTTGATGTATATCCAGCACCAGGATTAGTAATAGCAATACTTACTATATGACCACCACTTATAGCAGCTGTTCCAATAAATTCAATACTAGGAGTTCCATCACTATAAGTTTGAACGCCAACATTAACAAATGTTTGAATACCAGATCTATATCCAGATCCAGTATTTGCAATACTAACAGATGTAATAGTACCACTAGTAGAAACAATAGCTGTTCCTCCAGCTGCCACTAAAGGTTGATATGCAAATCCTTCTGAAGATCCAACAGAAACAATACGACCACCTGAAGGATATTCACCAGATTGAGAAGTACCACCATAACTATCAGAACCGGTAAATGTTACACTGGTGATTCCAGATGTCTCACTTAATCTATAATTTTCTGACTGTAGTTGAGGTCCATATGGCTCTTGGAATACATTATTAACTAAAATAATCGCATTATCTGTAGAAAAACCAACAACATTAGAATCGGATGATTTTAAACTAAATGTACTCTTAATTCCAGTAAATTCTGATGAAATATCATCAAAAATAAAGTTTCCAGTATAAGTTGGGTTGGTTTTATTAATTCCACCCGTTCTCATAAATGTTCTACCTTGGAAAGTAGAATTAGTTGTAATTCCAGTCCAATCTCTATAATCAGGATTTCCTGTAGTAGTACTTAAGGGAACTTGGCCATAAGGTGGATCAGAAAAATGTATTGAATTATATACAATATTATAATTTCCTGTAATCTTATTAACAACAGTTCCGGCTGTATGGAAACCAAGTGTTGTGCCCATAGTTGCTCTAAGAACTGACAAATTATTTGGATTTCCAGAAATACCAACTTCATGAACAGTTATAATTTCATCTTCTATCTGTAACAAATCACCAGCAAAAATTGAAGTAACTCCAGTAAGTGGTACAATAGTATCATATGCTATAAGTTGATCCAATTCCGAAGAAATTTTCGTATTTGTTATTGGTGATTGAATAATATTATCAATGGTTATTAATGCTTTTGTATTTGTATTTGTAGCATTAATACTATGTGAGGTTCCTATACCAACAGAAGAGAATTCAAATACATCAGGAATTAATTGTAAAGCCTTTTCTGCAGTGTCAGCAAATCTTATATTTGAATTATCAACTTTAACAATATAAACTTCATGTGGAAGTTTATCAGTGAGTCCAATTCCTGTAACCGTAGTAGTTCCAATTCCAACTGCATTATTGGTTCCTTCACCACTATAACTATAAATTAATTTTTCTCCACTAATAAAGAAATGATCATCAATTGATATTGTGTTATTTGTGATATTAATAACATCTCCATCATTACCATTAAACCGCCTTCTAAAAATTTCTTTATCATTATGTCTAAGATTGAATGCAGTTTTAAGATCTAATTGTGTTCCAACATAATTGCCATGACCATCATTAATAGTGATATTATCAGATATTACTTCATTGTTATTAAAATTTTCATCATAAACTAGAAGTTCTGAAGAATATGTTCTAACTTCTACATTAGCACTAGCAATTGGAGTGAATGTTAATATAACTTTACCACCATTGGCTGTTGTTACCCCAAAAGTACCAAGTCCAACACCAGTAGTAACATTACCAAATTCAACTATTCCTTGATTAGAAGAAGAATTTATAATAGCCACTTCAGACATTTGATACTGATTATTTGTAGTATCTTCTACAGAAATTACGTGATATGCCGCTTGATATGGTGATACATAAGTTGAAATACCAATAGCGGAAGGTGATCCAGAAGAAGGAATAGTGGTTAAAGTTGAAAATACCTTACCGGTTGAATATAAAGTAGTACCACCTACACTAGTTTTTGTATTATTGGTTATAGAAATAATAGAAGCTGTTGCATCAATATCAACATTAGGATTAACTGGAGAAAGAGTAATGTTAACATTACCACCAGAGATACTAGCCCCAAAGGTTCCAAGTCCAACAGATCCAACACTATCAGAATTGCTCATATCACCATATTCTAGTAAATGAACATTAGTTCCATCATGTACAATACTAAGTTCCACAATACTGAAATTATTACTAGTATCTTTTAGTTGTACATTAACTTTAGATGATCTGTAAGTTGATGCTATTGATACAATGGTATCAGTACCTACTCCGGCTGCAACATTTTTTCTGGATCCACTTAATTTAACACAATCACCAAAATTAATTGGTGAACTGCATGGATTACAAAGAGTATTATCATCTATAATAGATAGATTCAATGCACTCATTTGATAAGAATTATACTTAAACTTATTTGGATAAAATACTAAATCCCATCCATCAGAAGTTACAAGATAATCATGATAACCCAAATATAAATATGAATCTAATATAGCATATTCATTACTATAAGCATTATTATTATTTTGGATCATCGATACAATTGAGAATTGTACCTCATCAATATATTTTACATCTTTAACTAAAGTTAATACTCTATTATAAGTTCTATTAGAATTGAAAGAAGATACCTTAGAATACTTAGTTTGTCTTGGATTACTATTAAAACTACCACTAAAGTCATCAATTTTTAAAACTCTATTACCAATGGATTCCCAATAATCCATCAAATCTCTATTTTTAAATACAATATCCTTAGATATCAAGTTATCATCAATTTTAAGAGTTTCTTCAGACACATAATCAAAATTATAGAAAGCATTTAAATTACCGTGTCCAGTAATATCAATAAGACTCTCAATATTAGAATCATCAGGAAGCATAACAGCTCCATCAGTGTCTTCACCACTTTCAATAACAAGATCACTAAATTTAGCAAATCCACTAATATGACCCAAAGAACTGATCGGATCATTCCAAGTTTCTAATGGAATTCTAGATTTTAAAGAATAAGAGAAATTCTGATAATACTCATTATTAGGAATTTTTTGTAAATTATCATCTAAAAATCCTACATTTGTTCTCCAACCATCAGTCATAGATGCGCCAGCACCTGTAATAAATGATGATTGGAAATTGATTTTATATTTAATCAATCCTTGAGTATTAGATCCAACACCCTTTACAATAGTACCAACTTCAAACTCTTTACCAGTTGAAACTTTTAAGAAATTATTCTTTTGATCCCAACTTTCAACAAATCCAATATTACCATCATTAGAAACCATTTCATCTTTATGAAATTTCTTTGTTACCAAATTAGAATCAAATATTGCTAATTCATTCTCTCTAATTACTCTACCTAAAGATTTTGATAAATCGACATTTCCTGGATGAATATTTTTTGGAACAAAAGCTTCCATACTATATTCAATGTAAGGACGTGCTCCACCAACAGAAAGTGAACGATTAGTAACATTAAACAACTTATAATCATAATTTGATGAATTGTATCCAGTTCCAGTACTTGCAATACCAACATTAATACCCTCTACAAATACATTATCTCCAACAACAAATGGGAAAATGTCTTCATCTTCATTTGTAAAAATACCATCAATATATAATCTCACTGTTTGAGTGGATGATTGATATGTAAGAGAACTAATACCAACACCATTAGAATTAATTGTTGGAATAATTCTTGGAGGAACATTAAACATTCCGGTACTATTTTTAAAAATAGTAACTTCGGTGTCACCAAGTTCATATCTGATATCTAAATCTTCTACAACTTTATTGCTATAACCATCAATAACTACTAGTGTAGGTGATTTTAAATAATTCAAACCAGCTGAGGAAATACCAATCCTTTTAAATGTAGCTAATGATTCTATCTCAAGAATTTCTGGAAGATTTGCTGTGGGTCTAAGTGTATTATCTGTTGGATAATCAAATCCAACATTGTCCATTTTACTACTAATTACTTTACCAATATTAGTACTATATGCTTCGACAAGTGCTCCACTACCTTTATCACTAGTAATAGTAGTAATCCCTGGCAATGATTGATATTGATATCCTTTATCAAATATCTTAATCCTTGAAATAGGCCCAGATGAGTTTAAAGAATCTGTTTGATAAGTTGAATTTGAATTTAATTTATTATACTCAATATTATCTGGAATTTTAGATAGATTAAATGAGAATGTAGTAGATCCAATTCCAGAAATAACATGCTGGCCATCATAAACCGTAGATACTACATTAATTTTATTATTCGATTCTACGGTTTTATCAATAATAATTTCTTTTTTAATATCTGATATAATATCAATATTATCTAACTCAAATTTATAGAAAAGTGAATCTGGTGTACTATCGTTTATAACAATAGTAACTTTAGCATCAGAATCAATACCTACTTTACCATTATAAGATACATCAAATAATCTCGTTTTATTGGATGTTAGATACAAATTATCATGATCATAATCTGTATAAAATCTCATTATAAAAGATGAAACTAAAGATCCATTATAGTTAAAAGATAAAGAAGAATCAGAAAGATCGAATACTAGATTACTACCTCTTTTGTTATTAATAAGAGGATTAATCTTAGACAATGTGCCTACATTAGCAGAAGTGATATTTACAACTTTTGGATCTGGTTGTTTGACTTCATACTTTTCTTTTACTAATCTAATCTTATTTCTACTATAATAAATGACATAATACATATCATTATTAACCAATCCACCACAAGGAGATGCTGATGTGTGAACTACTCTATCTCCTGTAATAAAATCATGTGAATTGATAGTAATAGTATTATAATCAACATCAATATCTGAAGCAATAAAGTTTATAGGATTAAAAACAATTCTTCTATTATAATCATCATATTTAACTGTTATTGTATTAGTATCTGTTGGTACAACACTCATGAAAATGTTTTCATTCTTTTTCATTGAATGTGTTTCAGCAACAGATACAGTAACTACATTTCTATCAACCTGCGCTATATTGGTATCTTCAAAACTAGTTTTAAAGCTATGATAAACATCTGTTCCATTACTTACAAAATATAAAATACCTGGTTCATTATTAATACCAAAATATCCATTTGTAGTAAAACCAATCTTATTGGTGGCAATACCAATAGTATTATTTGTTAATGGAGCAACATATAATTTACTATATTCTGATAATTCTTCATATGGATTACCTGTAACAGGACTCCAAGTATTAATAGAATTACCACCATTTCTATGATAATATAATACATCATTCAATTTTAAACCATGACTTGGAATGTAAATTGACCTATCTTTAACATCTATTTGAGTTAAACCAACTCCAGGATTTGAAATTTCTAAAGTATTTGTAACACTAGTTGTACCCAATCCAACACTTTCTGATGGATTAAAATAAAACTCTTTACTAGATCTAAATGTTTTTGTGGTTTTTAATGTCCCAACATTAACACGAAATTTTCTAGGATTTTCCCATAATATTGAGCCACTAGTGTGAGATGATCCTACAGTACCATATTGCTCTCTTAATACACGAATTCTTAATGTTTTATTGTCTATATTAATAACTTTAATTTTTTCATTATCAATAGTTAAAATATCATTCTCTCTGATATTTGGATAATCCAAAGCACCAGAAATATAGAAATAAGTAGCTATTCCAGTAACACCAGTAGTACCAATACCCAAAGATAACACAAAGTTATCACTTCTAATTCCAATATTATAAGTACCACCAAATCCTTCAACAGGACTTGAAATCGAATTGATATTTATTA